CATATTGACAAATGGAAATTACTTGTTCTATCTCACACCGTTTGTGCATATTTCATATATTCACATTGAAAAAATTATAATCATTTTACGCCTTATGCCAATAATTGAGTTGATACATAACCCGTTTCGTGGTATAATATATACATAAGGTAAAGGAAAGAACAAACCTTTAAACCACAACAAAATTTATTAGCCCGAAACGGGCGGAAAGAGGTACTGTTATGAAAGAAAAAATTATCAACTTTATCGTTAACAGTGTTATCGATAACGCAACAGAAGTCAAATCAACTTACGATGATATTTCACAAAATACAGAACGTAATACAAGTGTACTTAACTCTGTATACTCTGAATGCTCATGCGAAATCTTATTGTTAGAGGAGTATTGCAAGTTAATCGGAAAAATGCTTTGTGCAAGTGATAGTGAGTATGATTTAATAAATAATGCTTTTCGTTTCATAATTGATACTAAATATGGCAAACGTGAAGATTATGTAACGCTTGATAAGACACAGCTTGAATATTACCTTAGAGTGCGTATAGACTACTAATAAACTAATTATATCAACCTATAACGGGCGGTTGTAAAATAAAACCCGTTACCATGCCAAAATTGGCACAAAAACCACAACAAAAAATTGTTCCACGTGGAACAGAAAAGAGGTACATTATGAAAATCAAAGCAACTATGAAAATCTTAAACGACTATGCCAAAGTGTTTAGGTGTGGATATGCTGACTTACAAAATATATGTAAGTTTGTTGAACCACCATTTTATAATAGCGGTTCTTATGGCTGGAATTGTGATATATACACATTTGGATATTTTTCTATTGCAATAACTACAGGTTATAGGAATATGCGCGGTGTACGCATACCCGATAATATTATAGTTAAATATGATAAAATCGCAAGAAATATTCTTGAAAAGCGTTTAACTTACAAGGAACTTGAAAAAGAACTTGCTGAAAATAGAATGAATTTTATAAATGAACTTAAATCACTTTAAAGGAGTGTACCATGCACATAATATTTTCCCTATTCATGTTTACCATGGTAATACTTTTAGCCTTATCATGGAATGACTAAGCCAAACTCAATCCCCCTTTTATAGAATTTTGCCTTGTGATTTTGCGGTTTGCACGATAACTAAACCGCAAATAATACGGTATAGTGTAATGGAAGCACACCAGTTTTTGACACTGTTAGTAGGGGTTCAAATCCCTTTACCGTAACCATTGACTTTGAAAACAAAATTTAAAATGAAAGTAGAGGTGTAAAGCCCTCCAAGCACAGCCGTTTACGATTATTTTTTTCACTGCTTTCAAAGTCATTCATACGCCATAAACAAATAGTAAAATATTTTCCCAGTCGACAGGACTTTAAACTTGCTTCAATAGGACTTGAAAAGTTTTTCAAGTAGTCGAACGGACAGACTATAAACCCATGATGTAACAGAGTGATTTATAAAAGAGAGGTGATGTAAAATATGGCGAATAGTTACACGGTTGTTTCTCAACATTATTACTCAAACGGAAACTTGCAGTTTGTCCGCATGGTGTCAACTTCAACAAATGTTGTGAATGCGCTTGATGATTTATACGACTATATCAATGCCGTTAACAATATTGAAGGCAGACAAGCATATGCAACAGGTTTAAGAAATGTTAGTGTAACAAACTTAAAGCCTTTTATTGATAGTTTACCCAATACTAACAATTCTCCCGAAGGAGATTTAAAGCAAGGTAACTATGATATTATTGCATTTTTCGATACAAGAGAGGAGTGATATAATGTTGTACGAAACACCCACACCGAACAATAGATATTATACAGCTTACGGCGTAATGAAAAAGTTTATGGAAGATAACGGCTATGTTATTACAAACTTTTCACTTATAAAACAAGCTGTAGACCGTGTTATTATATGGTGTGAAACAGGATATGGAAGAATACTTGATATTAACGGAAATGAAGTGCCTAACAGTAATCAGATAACACATTTCGTATGTATTAAGTTATCTCCCACACAATTTCAAATTTGGGGATATCTCGGCAATTATAGTCAATGTTATTCAACAACTTTTGACTTTGCAGACGTGAATACCCCGTCACAGCTTAATAGCGAAATACCCGAATATCACAATTAAAAGGAGTTTTAAAAATGGCTAAAATTAAAAAGACCGTTAAAGGCTATTACATTCATTCAGTTATCCGTGATGAAGAAGATATAACCAAGAACAATATACTCACTGATGTACTTGTTACATCTAAGCCCAGAAACGATAAGAAAGCAAAGGAAATAGTAATTGATACACTCGGCATTGAACCTGACTTTATCAATGCTATAATGATAACGGGCTATGATGAATGCGAAAAGCATTATGAAATGGAACTCAACAAGTTTATTGAACTTGCTGACGAAATCGAAATTGACGAATAATAAAAGAGAGGTATATTACTATGGAAAACGAAAAGACTTTTGACCTTGCAGTTGCAAACACAGAGACAAGAAACGATGATAATTCAATGCTTATAGCTGACCTTACAAGCAGGACAACACAGTATTGTTCTATGACGGCTACAACAGAAGAAGAAAAAGCACAGCTTTTCAACGCTACAAACAATCCTGATTTCAGACTGGGCGATATGATAAACACAGTCATTTCGGTAAAAGACGTTTTTGTTGAAGCTGTGGAATGCACTAACAGAGAGACAGGAGAGCGCACAGCTTGTCCGCGTATCGTGCTGATAGACGTTGACGGCAAGGGTTATGCTTGCGTATCACTCGGCATATTCTCGGCAATCAAGAAGCTTTTTGGCATTTATGGCGAACCCCATACATGGAAAACCCCTTTGAAAGTTGTTGTAAAACAGGTAACAAAGGGAGACCGCAAAATGCTTACACTTAATGTCGCTACGGCATAAAGCGTAAACGTACACATTTCCACATACATTATTTAAAGCATTAAACGGCTACAAAAATTTAAAAAGAAAGTAACAGTTTTCTGTATATACATTTATCAGCTATACACAAGGGTTTGTTTGCCGTTTACCTTGTGAAAGCTGATTATAGAAAAGGAGTAATAATCATGGATAGAAAAGAAGAACTTAGGCTTATGCTTAAAGGTGCAGAAATCGAAGTGCTTTTAGCTTGTAAAGCAATGTGTGAGAATGGCTATAGTGATGAAGCTAAAGCAAATCTCTATAAGACATTAAACAATCACACAGAAATAGCTACGGAGATAGACACTTATGGAGAAGAATGATAAACGCTTATATGAAAAAACCAAAGAGGAACAGTTGACGTTCCTCTTGCAGTCTATAAGTAATGCGCGAAAAAAGAGAGCGAAAAGAGAGGCGGTAAAGCGTGCAAAAGCTAAAAAGAGATATAACAACAAATGGGGCGGTTAAAATGTCCCGTGGCGGTGTTGTAACAGACTTAGAGCATTCGCCTTATGTGCTTTATAAAGGGGCATTTACGTTATATTTTTCAAGTAATTATTACATGAACAAATACAATGAAGCTTTAGGCATTTTTACAAAGTCGCTTGAATTATCGTTTAAGAAGCGGTATAAAATAAGTGTGTGCAATGTGTATCAGCTTGCTATTGTTTTACTTTATATGCGCATTGAAAAACGTGGATTTTATATTGAATTACATGATTTTCCGTGTAAGTCAATAGATGATGTGCCTTTTATTATCAAAGGTGGTGTAGGTTTATGAAAAAAATACCTATTATTTCATGGAATAAAAGACAGCTTACCCGATTAGCTGATGCTGTAAAAGCTTATAATAAAAATCTTAGACGTATTAAACGTCGAAAAGATATTGGAAATCAAATAAATTTACAATCAATAAACAAGTATAATTTAAAAAGGCAAATCGGTACAGCTAAAGAACTTAACCGAATTGTCAACCAATTAAATAAGTTTGCAGAAATTAAAGGCAAGCCCGAAATGTACACCAATAAGCAAGGTGTAACCATGACAGAATGGGAGCATAGAAAAATAAATTCCGATATACGCGTAATCAACAATGAGCGCAAGAGAAAGCAAAAGCAAATCGAAAAAGCAACCGTTTATGACTATAGCGGTAAACCTATTCCAAATGCAGTTAGAGAACAATCTAAATATGAAAATAAACCAATTCAAGCTTCACCTGAAAATGTAAGTAATGCAGAAAATTTAAAGCTTTTAAGTAAGCGAATAAATAAGATACTATTTAATATAAACCCTGAAAATCAATTGAATGCTTTAAAGCGTGGTTTACAAACTGCTATAGATACTAATTTACCGAATGAAGAAGGTGAACGATTTAAACGTATTTTAGATAGTATGACTAATGAGCAGTTAGAAGAAATGTACATTGAAAACGGCGACATTATAAATAACGGCGATGCTTTCAATTATGTTATCTATCAAACTTCTGTCGCTGTCGATGCTTATTCAGATATGCTTAATGATATACTTTCACCTTACGAAAAATAGGACGAGAAGTCTATTTTGTTAAAAATTTTAAATTAAGGAAATAAAGGCAATGGGAAAAGACATATATACAGCGGACTTTGAAACGCGTACTGTCGCTCCTACAAAAGTCTGGGCGTGGGGAGTGTCTAAACAAAATGACCCTAAATTTTTTGAGCATGGCAATGACATTGAAAGCTTTATCCTTTATTTACGAAATTTAAATCAAGATACTACAAAGGTTTATTTCCATAACTTAAAGTTTGACGGGGTTTTTATTATTGATTATCTATTAAAGCATAATTGGAAATGGAAGCAGAGTAAAAAAGAATGCATTGAAAATGATTTTACAACTATAATTAGTGGTGACGGAAAATTTTATCTAATAGATTTATATTTCCGTACACACGGCAAAGTAAAAAAGCACGTATCAATTCAAGATAGTTTAAAATTATTAAATATGGGCGTTGCAAAAGTGGCTAAAGCCTTTAACTTAGAACAGCAAAAAGGGGAAATTGACTATACCGCGCATGACAAAGAAGATTTTAACATAACAGAAGAAGAATTGATTTATTTGCAGAACGATGTGCAGATAATGTCGAACGGTTTAGCACATTTTTTCAATTTAGCGCCTGAAAAAATGACGATAGGTTCATGTTCTCTAACAGACTATAAAGAGCATATCGGAAAAGACAGATTTAAAACGTTATTTCCGAAATTAAGTGATGAATCAGATAGAATTATCCGCAAGTCTTATAAAGGTGGGTTTACAGCTGTAAATAGTACAAGAGCGGGGGAGATAATAAGAAATGGACAAGTTTATGATGTTAATTCTCTTTATCCGTCCGTAATGTATTTCAAACCACTTCCATTTGGAAAACCAGTTCGATTTGAAGGCGAATACATACCGAATAATAAGTATACTCTTTATGTGCAAGAAATAGTGTGTAGTTTTAAACTGAAAAAGAACAAAATACCAATTATCCAATTAAAGCACACAATGGGTTATTGTGACACCGAATATTTGTCTGAAAGCAATGGAGAGGTTAACTTAGTGTTAACAAATGTTGATTTAGACTTGATAAAAGAGCATTACGATTTAGAAATATATGAATACTTAGGTGGATATATGTTTTTATCGTCTACAGAACTATTCAAAACATGGATAGACAAGTGGTTTAAGATAAAAGAACAAGCAACTAAAGACCATAATGGGGGTCTTAGAACTATATCGAAATTATTTCTCAATAATTTATACGGCAAATTTGGCACAAATCCCCAAGTTACAAGTAAATTTCCAACGCTTGAAAATAACAAAGTTAAATTAAAGAAAATTAAATATCCATGTTATGATGATAACGGTAATATCTTATCCGTTTATAAAGACGAACAAGGCAGACCACTGATATATGATTTACAGCCTGATGAAAGTATTTATAAAGAGAATGGAATAGAAATAAAAGATGAAATATTACAAACCGATATAAACAGTAAAGATGCTGTATACATACCCATTGCAACTTTTGTTACCGCGTGGGCAAGGGACAAGACAATAAGAACAGCCCAAAAAATACATGAAGATAGTATAAATAAAACAGGTGTGAGCCGTTGGCTATATTGTGATACAGATAGTATACACGTAGAGGGTTTTGACCCTATAGAGGGAATTGACATTGATGATACTAAGTTAGGCTATTGGGCACATGAAAGCGACTTTAAGAAGGCTAAGTTTTTGCAAGCCAAAAGATATATAGAGGATATATTTAAGGGTTTACCCTCTACAGATGGTAAGCAATATGGTACTTCAATTAAAGTCACGTGCGCAGGGCTTCAAAGTAAATTTCATGGTGAAGTCACATTTGACAACTTCAAGTATGACACTACTTTTTCTAAAATCGTACCGAAGATTGTGGAAGGTGGCGTGATATTAGAGCGTACAGAGTTTACTTTAAAGCCTAATGGTTTAGCTTATAAAAATAAATTAAATAAAAAAACACTTGACAAAAATCGTTAAAAATGGTATAATATTATTAAGGGAATACCGATTTAACGTACAGATTTAGTTAGTGTACCAAAGGCGAAGAACCTGCTTTCTAAATTTTTGTTGTGGTTAACACTGTGCGTTTAACGGTATATCCCTTTATTTTTTATCAAGAGGTGATAAGAAATGCCAAAAGAAAAATCCATGTATTGGGATATCAACAAAAGCATATCAAGAAACTGTTTATTTAATTTCATAGTAGGGAATAGAGGTGCAGGAAAAACATACGGAGCTAAACAATTTGTAATAAACAGATTTTTAAAAACTGGAGAACAATTTGTTTATATCAGAAGATATAAAGAGGAATTAAAAAAGATACGCAAGTTTTTTGAAGATATAGCGCCTGCTTTTCCTGATGTAAAATTTGAAGTAAAAGGAAAACAATTTTACATCAACGATACAGAAGCAGGGACGGCAATGGCTTTAAGCACTTCAAAAATTGAAAAGTCAACAGCTTATCCGAGAGTATCAACAATTATTTTTGATGAATTTATTCTTGATAAAGGCTATTATCATTATTTGCCCGATGAAGTAACATATTTTCTTGAATGCTATGAAACTATAGCGCGTACCCGTGATAATGTACGAGTGTTTTTCTTATCAAATGCGCTCACAATAACAAACCCGTATTTTTTATATTTCAAACTTGAATTGCCAACAGCTAAAAGTAATATTCGTGTAAAAGATGATATACTATTAGAAATGGTAATGAACACAGATTTTATTGAATATAAAAATCAAACCCGTTTCGGTAAATTGGTAAAGGGTACAAAGTACGGTGATTATGCAGTTAATAATGCGTTCTTGCGTGATGATGCAACCTTTATCGAAAAGAAAACGGGCAATTGCCGAATGTGTTTTTCTTTTACCTATAAATCAAAAGATTTTGGTGTGTGGGTAAATGGTACAGAAGGTAAGATGTATGTATCATATGACATAGACCCTAATTATCCATATCGTTATGCTTTATGCAAATCAGACCACAATCCGAACACAATACTGATAGAGAGTTTAAGAAGGTACAAGCCCTTTCAGATTTTCTTGAAAGCTTTTCAAACTGGGTGTATGTATTTTGAAACAATGGATATAAAGAATATGACATATGAGATGTTTAATATGGCTCAGTTAATAAAATAAAGGAGCGATTAAAATGAATGATTATAAACTAAAATTTGATTATAATGTGAGTATTAAAACAAGCAACATTATACCTAATGAAGTTAAGGGAGTTTTAGCTGATGAAATAAAAACACTATTACAAAAAATTATTGAAACAGAATTTGAAGCTACACACGTTATTAAATACGGTTCTAAAATAATAGCATTTAATGTTGAAACGGAATGCAAATTAAAGACAATTTTGGAAGGAGTTGAAAACTAATGTACTTTGAGCATGAATATACTGTAAAAATAAAAGGCAATTCAACAAAAGCAATTATAGCTGATATTGCAGACCAAATCGAACTCGGAATATATTATCAACTCGGTGACGATATCCCCGATATGGAAATTGATGTAAAAGATACAACAAATAAAGATGAAAACGGCTTTACAAAATAAGCCGTTTCCTTTTAACACTCTATTTTGTTAAAAGATTTAAATATGTTGAAATGTTGAAAAACGTGTTGACAATTCCATTTAAATATGTTATAATAAAATAGAGTATAAGGAGAGGAGCGATAATATGGCAACATATATTAAAAATAAGACTATCGGAATTATTGACAATCTGCTGAATACTAAATCAATAGTAAGTTTTATGCTTACAGTTTGTTTTTGTATTCTTGCCATTAAGGGCAAGATTGGAACAGATAATTTTATGCTTGTGTTTACAATGGTGATGTCGTTCCATTTCGGAACGCACGTATCAGATATGTATTTAAAGGATAAACAGGACAAAGAAAATAAAAGAGGAGTGATAACTAATGTCGGCAATTGACGGAGAAATCATAGCACGTAAAAGCGACTGCTTTTGATATATTCAAAATTTACAGAAAGAAGGACTTTTTATGAAACTTAGTGAAACAGTGGAAATGATGAACAGTAAAAATTACAAAGAACGTTTCAAGGCTGAGTATTATCAGCTTGAAAACAGGTGTAATGGGCTAAAAGCAATGCTTGAAAAATGGGACAATGGTACGTTGGAGTTCACACCTACTTGTCCGAGAGAAATATACGACAGACAGTTGAAGGCTATGGAAGACTATGCACAAGTGCTTGATGAACGTGCCGAGATAGAAAGAATATTTTAAGCTTTTATCGACCAAAGCATGAAGGAGTGATAACTAATGTCGGCAATTGACGGAGAAATCATAGCACGTAAAAGCGACTGCTTTATAACGGGCGATAAGCAAACCCCTTTGCGTATAATAGTACATTCCACTGGCTGTAACAATCCATACTTAAAACGCTATATTCAGCCGAATGACGGAATAATAGGCGATAACCCTAACCATAATTCATGGAATGAACGGGGTCAAGATGTATGTGTACATTTCGTTATTGGAAAAGATAAAAACGGTAATGTAAAAACTTATCAAATATTACCCGTAAACATAAGAGCATGGGGAGTATATCAAGGCAATAACGGTTCATGGAATGACAACAGCATACAGTTTGAAATGTTGGAAGATAATTTAAACGATAAATCATACTGTAAGAAATGTTATGATAAAGCCATTGAACTGTGTGCATATCTTTGTAAGCAATACAATATTCCTAAATCACAAATTTTTTCTCATAAAGAATGCGGAGAAATGGGATATGGCTCTAAACACATAGACCCTATAAACTGGTGGGTAAAACACGGCTACACAATGGACGGGTTTAGAAAAGCGGTTGCAGAGAAAATAAACAGCAAGCCCGTTTTAGATGCAACAGGATATAAAAAGGGAGATGATACAATTGGAAGCTTATGTCTTAAAAAGTTACTGCTTACGGCTAAAGCTTTGGGCTTGCATGATAAAGGCTTTTACGATAACGGCGGAATTGGAGAAGGTACAATAAACGCTATCAATGCAATGTTGAAAAAATGGGGTTTTAAGGAAAACGGAATTGCAGGGAAAAACTTCATAATTCGGCTTTGCAAGGATATAAATACTAAACTTAAAAGTAAAGGAGTGATTAAATAATGACACGTGAGGAATTTACAGAAAAAGCAAGTCATATTCTCGAAATACTCGATGATAGAGGTGCAGTAAGTACCGCACTTGATGAAATCCGCACTGGATTTTATGAAGAAGTTGAAAAGCGTGAAACTGCTGAAACGTCGGTATCAGAATTGACAGAAAAAAATAAAGGCTTACAAGAAGCTAACATGGACTTATTCCTGAAAGTCGGCAAGGTGGCAACTGGCGAAGATGAACCGAAAATCGATGAACCTGATACCCCCAAAGAACCCGAAATAAAGTATGATGAATTGTTCGATGAAAAAGGCGAACTTGTTTAAGAAAGTGAGGTAAATAAAAATGGCAGACGGTGTAAAGATTTTGAACGCGATACGCGCTAATGCAAGTGCAACATATCAAGAGCGCGTACCCCAAGCAACAAGGGATAACATAGCCGCAGTTGCTAACCCCATACTTGAATATCAAGCAACAACTAATGAATTTCTTTCGGCACTTATAAATCGTATCGGACTTACGGTAGTGAGAAACAGAGATTTTAGAAATCCTCTTTCAGTGCTGAAACAGGGAGATATTCCCCTTGGTAAAGATATAGAAGAAATCTGGACAAATCCAGCAAAAGCAGAAACGTTTGACCCCGTTTCAACTGGACTGCTGACAAGGAAACTTCCTGACACAAAGGCAATTTTCCACAGAATGAACAGACAGGACAAATACAAAGTCTCAATAAGCAATCCACAGCTTAAAATGGCTTTTGTATCGTGGGATAAGCTTGAAGCGCTTATTTCAAGCATAATCAATTCGCTTTACAGCGGTAACTATTACGATGAATATGTACTTTGCAAAAATCTTTTCGCAAGCGCTATTACTGGCAATAAGATAAAAACTGAAACAGTCGGCACAATCAATAGTGAAGCTACGGCGAAATCGTTTATCACAAAGGCGCGTGAGTACTTCACCAACTTTGCTTTCCCGTCAAGCGCTTATAATGCATATACACCAGCGCAGGGTGAAGATGCTGTAGTAACATGGACGCCTAATGAAGATGTACGCTTTATTATTCGTTCAGATATCAATGCATTTGTTGATGTAAATGTGCTTGCAAGCGCTTTCAACATGGACAAGGCTGACTTCCTCGGTAAGACACTCATTGTTGACGATTTTGGAAGTGCTACAAACTGCTATGCTGTAATGTGTGATAAGGCATACACACAGATTTATGATAACTACAGAGAAATGACAGAATTTTTCAACGGCGAAACGCTTACATGGAATTACTACTATCATGTATGGCAAACATATAGTGTTTCTCTGCTTTGCAATGCTATTGCATTTACAGCTGATTAAACATTATAAATAATAAATGTTTTCCACGTGGTTTTTGTTCCACGTGGAACATTTATATTGAGGTGATTTTATGGCTAATTTTTATACCCCTGATACGCAAGTATTTTTATGTAATGTACCGATAAATTCAAATCAGAAAAATCAATTTGTACCGTACACTAACGCTCAAAGTGGTTTAGTGTGGAATAAAGAAGGACAATTAAATTGGTTTTACAATCACAGAACGCACACATTTTCAGATTTTACATATCAAAGAAAAGATAATATAATTCGTGTACCGATAAATGCAGAAACGTTATTTGCTGACGGTACTAATTATTGCTACTATCAGAATACACATTATAATGGTAAATGGTTTTTCTGCTTCATAGAACGCATTGAATTTATCAATGAAAATATGACAGCTTTACATATAAAAACTGATGTATTCCAAACATGGTTTTTTGAATTTTACAAATCAAATCATATGGACGTTAATTTTATTGCAAGGGAAACTGTAATAAAAGATGAAAAATACAAGCACACTTTAAGTGAGCCTTTACCCGTACCCGAATATAAAGTAATAAATGATAACGAACAATATGCGTCCGCTCCAAGTGCTATGGTTAGTATCACGCCTGACTTAAAAGCACGTAATAAAGAAGAATTTAATCAAAATTATTATGTAGGTATTTTTACAAGTGATGAAATTAAGGAATTATCGGCAATACAAGCTCCTGTTTTATCTTACGCAGGTGGAAACCCTAATTGTTGTTATTTATATGGTATGGATACTGATGCAATACCCTATTTCGTAGAGGTTGCAAACCGTAATGGACAAGGTGATGCAATTATAGCAAGTGTGGCTATTCCTAAATTTATGGTTAATTATTCAGAATATCCGATTATACCGCCTGACCCTCCCACACCGACACCAGGATTGTTATTTTTAGGAAGTCCGTTTGATAGTAGTTTTAAACTCACACAGCCTTTCAATCCGCCTAATCATGATGGACAAGATATAATCGGTCTTACAAATGACAATGTTTATTCACCATGGAACGGAGTTGTTGTTGATGCACGTTGGGAAAATGACAACGACCATTCGCAAGGGTACGGTCAATTAGTGCGTATAAGGATAACAGACACTGGAACAATGAACGGCGGTTATGCGATATTTGGGCATTTGAACACTATTAGTGTATCAACAGGACAAACTATAAATCGTGGTGATTTAATCGGTATACAAGGTTGGACAGGTTACACAGAGCCAAGTGGAGCACAAGGAAAACATTTACATTATCAATTATGTGGTTCAAATGGTGACGGTTGGCACACTGATTTATATAACCCGTCTGATTTTGCAATGTACCCTAATGAATATGGCACATATACTTAAAGAGGTGATAATATGAGTATTGGTTATTTAACCGCAAATGACGGTGATGAATACGCAAGGCATATAACGCAAGATATAACTATTGACGGTTATACGCCACGAAATAATAAGTGTTATTGTTATCCTTATTGCTTTATTGAGTTAACGAATAATTGTAATAATTCAATTCAATTAAAATGGGAAAATTTCAATGCAAATGAGGGTGAAGCTTATTTTCAATTATTTTCAACGCTTTCAACTTCTCCAAGTATAACAGTTTATCCACGTGCATATAAAGGACTTACAGATAATATTGAACAATCAGTAACATATAAAGATTTTCCGCAAGTACCTTTTAAATATGGTGTGTTTACTAACTGGTTCGCATTAAATGAAAATCAACTTGATTTTGGTGTATTTAAAGCAATATATAATACGGGTATGGAAATAGCTTCAAGTGGTTCGTGGGGAGCTATAATGCCAACACTCGGACAGGGTGCAATGTCTTTAATAGCGCAACAAATGATGATAGAGGATAAGTCGAAAACCCCTGATAAAATCGTAAGTGAAAATAACGGCAATTTCTTAATGCAACAAGGATATATCGGAATATATGTAAACAAAGTTGTTGCTAAAGCAGAATACATTGAAACTATAGACAATTATTTCACACGTTTCGGATATCAAGTAAACACAACAAAAGCAATAACAATTACAAACCGTGAAAATTTCGATTATGTACAAACTACTGATTGTAATTTAACAGGTAACATTCCCCAAGAGGATATTGAGGAATTAGAGGAAATTTTCAATAGAGGTTTAACAATATGGCATAATGAAAATACATATGGTGATTGGAATGTGTCTAACCGTGGAAGGGGTGATATGTAATGCTTAATGAAATAATACATATTATAGCTTATACTTTGCCGTTTTCTTTTCTTTTCCTCTTGACAAATCGATTTGTACGCAGTATAATAAAATCAATGAAAGGAAGGTGATACAAAATGACCCGTGACGATGTAACCCCCAAGCCGTTACAACAATTTACTGTGACAGCTAATTTAAACAATGCAACATATAACGATTATTACAATCGATTGAGAATGCTTGCGTTAACCATGTTTGAATGGGAAAATTTGCCCGACACAATGAATGAACGTTATCTTGAAGAAAGCCTTTACTATTTTGGTTTAGCTTGCTTTGCCCCTGATGAGCGTTTCGGTTGGCTTTCACTGCCGTGTTTACCCAGTGCAGAGTTAAACTTATACGGCGAAGCAATTCGATATACCGTTTATTCTCGGTCAACAGATTATAGCAAGTTATATCCCCGTGGCGATATCGTTCTTGTTTACAACAATAAACAGCGCATTCCCACAGATACCACTATCAGACTTTTTGCCCGTAGGCTTTATGAAGCAGAGCGTGCTATAGATGTAAACATAAAAGCACAGAAAACGCCCGTGTTAATTCAGTGTACAGATAAACAGCGTTTAACGCTTAAAAATGTTTATCAAAAATATGACGGAAATGAACCCGTAATTTTTGGTGACAAAAATCTTGATATTAGCGGTATTAGTGTACTGAAAACAGACGCGCCATTTGTCGCTGATAAAATCATAAAATATAAGCAAAACATATGGAGCGAAGCACTTTCATTTTTAGGTGTAAATAATACACCTTATGAAAAGAGCGCACAGCTTATTTCTGATGAAGTAAACGCAAATAATCAAATGCTGATGTTATCAGCTGAAACTATGCTGTCAATGCGCGATGAAGCTTGCAAGGAATTTAACAAGCGAACAGGTTCTAATATTTCTTGTAAAATGCGCACTTATGACGATTATCTTGATTTGCTTCAAAAACAAGGGCTTTTCGGTGATAGTAAAACAATGGGAACTGACGTTGACACAGACCCGTCAAATTAAGGTGGTGATATAATGGCTACTTATACGGTAGAGATTAGAAAATTAGTTGAAAACCATTTCGATTTAGGCTTGAAAGATTATCCGATTTTCGATGAAAATTACAGAAAAGGCTTAAACGAAAAAATAATCAAACATTTTTATTTCCGCGAAATTGGTTTTGAAACGGCAGGACTTTTTAAGTTTTATCTTAATCAGAAAATGAATGAAATAATGCCATATTACAACCAACTTTACAAATCGGAATTGCTTGAATTTAACCCGTTCTATAATGTGGATAGAACAACGCAAAATGACGGTACAAGAACGGGTTCAAATACCCATAGCGGTGTAACAAAAACAAACAACGAAAATGAAGTTAATACAACTACAACAGACAACAGCAATTCTGTTACAAACGCAAGCGACACAGATACAAAACAATATAAAAAGGTGCATTCAGATACACCCCAAGGAATGTTAAGTATCAACGATATAAGCGCGGAAACTTATGCAAGTGACGCTGATATGGGACTTGATACAGCTACAAAACTTAATAATGTAACAAATTCTAATGCAAACCAATCCACGCAAACAGGTACTAATACATCTAATATTAGTACTGATAATATAGATAATAGTGTATCAAATAACACTGAAAGTTATTTAATGCACGTTTTAGGTAAAGAAGGGAGTGAAACTTATAGTGAAATGCTGAAAAAATATCGTGACACATTCCTTAATATCGATATGATGATTATTGAGGATTTAAACGAACTTTTCATGAATGTTTATTAAAGAAAGGACGGTAATTTTTATGACCCCTAATGCCCCTTATGACCCCCATACTTTTAGCACAATGGTAAACAAAATTAAGGTTTATTGTTCAAAGGTAATACCGCTTGTATTCGATAATACCTTGTCTTATTATGAAAGCTTATGTGCTTTTTGTGCTAAACTCAATGAACTTTGTGACGCTGTAACAAGTCAATCACTGGCGATAACTGAATTTACGCATATGGTTGAACTTGAAATTGACAAGTTTAAAACATATGTTGACGAAAAATTTGACGGTTATGACGCGGCAATTTCTAATTTACAATTGCACATGAACGCAATTGAACAAAAGGAAGAAGTTGACAGGGCAAATATTGAAGCTTTGCAGACACTTACAGCAACGCATACTGGACAGATAACAGTTATCAATAGTACGCTCACTTACATTCAAAATCAACTTAATGCTATCAATACGGCGTTAAACGATAAAGTCAACAAAACTGATGTTGTAAATATCGTTCAAGAAAATAACCTTAACCCCGTCACATCAAATGCAGTTTATGAAGCATTACAGCAAGGCGGTGGCGGTGGTACAATTCCCGATGCAACTACAACTTCAAAAGGTAAAGTACAAGTCGGGGATAATATCAATGTTGAAAGCGGTGTAATTTCCGTACCCGAAGCTACTACAACCACTAACGGCGTTGTTAAGTTAAGCGACAATTTTGCAATAAACAGTAATGGACAAGCTACAGTTAAAAGAGGACGTAATGTAAATGTTGACAGCAACGGCGGTTTGACAATTCCCTTTGCTTCATCGATAACGGCAGGAGTGGTTAAAGTACCTGATGTTAACAGCGACATAGACGTTGACACAAACGGTAACTTAACAATACATAAGGCGACGGGTTCGACTTATGGACTTGTTAAACTCGGAAATAACATTTATCTTGATAACGGCGCTATATACGTGCCAGCAGGTGAGAGCGGTACAGAAAATGTTGCAATGAAAGGTGTTGTAAGCACTGGCGAAAATATCCTTAACAGCAATGGGCATATAAGCGTGAGAAATGCAACTACAGTAAATAAAGGTGTTGTTACAGCTGATGCACAAACAAGCGGTCTTGCACTTAATGACGGTGCGCTTTCAGTTAATAAAGGTGATACCTTGCTTGTAAATGCTCAAACAGGTAAGCTTGATGTAAAAGACGCGACTACAACAACTAAAGGCGCTGTACAAGTTGGCTCAAACATAAGTGTTACTGACGGTGTTATAAGTGTACGCACTGGTGATAAAACAAGCGCAAGAAAAGGTGTTGTTACAGTTGATACATTATCGGCAAGCGGTCTTAATCTCATTGACGGTGTACTTAGCGTTAAGGTTGATAATGACACAATTAAAATTGACAGCACAACAGACGCGCTTTATATTCCTACAGCAAGCACTTCTCAACTCGGTGTTATTGCCCCAGCACTTAATAGTGCGCTGACCGTAGACCAAAACGGTATGGCAAATGTACGAACGGCAACAGACACTTTAACAGGTGTATTCAAGGTTGTTTCAAATGTGGGTTCAACTTATACTGATGCTGTACCTACATCAAGCGCAGTTTGGGAAAATTGTGCTCATCGTTCTGTTGAAAATTATGCTGTACGTGCTGATGTTCCCGACACTGACGGAAATTGCCAACTTTATAAGATAGATGCGCAGGGCATAAGAACAGACCTCTATCCCACAGTACAAGGCGGTGGAACAACACCGACTATTCCCGATGCAACTACATCAACAAAGGGTAAAGTACAAGTCGGTGATAATATCGAAGTTACAAGCGGTGTTATTTCTGTACCCGATGCAACTACAACAACGAAAGGCGTTATCAAGTACGGTAACAACTTTAGTATCAACTCTAACGGACAGCTTGCAATCTCAACAGGTGCTAATGTCTCAACCGATGCTAACGGAGCGCTTACTGTTCCTACAGCGTCAAGTGCGGTTAAAGGTGTGGTAAGTATCGGCAATAATCTTATCATTACTAATGGTGAGTTGAGTGTACCCCTTGCAGGAGCAAGTGCTTCAATAGCAGGTGTTGTTGCAATTGATAGTACAAATACACCTCTTTACACAGACCATAATGATAATGAAATCTTGAAGATTAAAAAAGCAAGTGCTTCTGATTTTGGTGTTGTTAAAGCAGGAAGTAATATAACTAATCTTAACGGCGTTATAAGCGTACCTTATGCAGATGTTAACAGTTACGGCGTAGTTTCAAAAACAAATACTATTTCAAGCGGTAATACTGATGTACCGACAAGTGATGCGGTTTATCAAGCGTTGCAAGGGGGAACTTTACAAAAATATAATTTGGCTCAAATTGTGACTAACTCAAGTAATCGTTCATGTACTTGTTCTTATAAGGATAACGCTACTACTGGTTATACTCCTATTACATCTAATTTTGGCACAACAAAATCTTTTATGACACTTGCTTTTACATCACCTGGTCTTACTGGAAAAAATACTTTCGTTTTCCAATTTAAAGTTGCACCGTTTGGTGATAATCCAACAAATGACGAACTTAAAATTTTAAATAAATTTAATAATTCAAATGCTCCATATATAACTTACTTAAAGATAACAAGCAATAATTCTACAGAAAACGCAATTTTAAGCCCTTTATACATTTCACATACTACAGATGCAAGTAACATTTATTTTTATATTACCATTACTCCAAACGCTACATATAATTCAACAACATCAATCGAATTAAGTTTTAATGGTGAAGTTATAGCATAATATCTCTACAAAAAAACCCCTCTTTAAGAGGGGTTTTTATTTTTATTCAAATATGATTTAATAATCTTATCAAAATGGCTAAAATTAAAATATAATGTATCACCGTCTTTATAATCAAATTGAAACTTTACAGTTAAATAAATTTTTCCATTATCCTTTTTCCACCACGTAGGAAGAAATTTTATAGACTTGTAACCACATTGTATTGCATAAAATTCTAATATATCATTTATGGTTATTACAATATTTTCTCTGCATTCTATATTAGCATTTTTGTAATCTTGTATCAACGCTAATATATTGCTTAAAAATGGACGTTTAATTTTAAGTTTTTTCATTAAATTACACCTCTTTAAATGCCCCTCTTTAAGAGGGGTTTTTATTTATTTAATTTTTGACTTTGTTAAACACATCTAAATATGCTTGAATTAAACGGTAAATTAAAGGCTTATTCATAATTTCATCAATTACAATATTTGCACACGTATTCTCACTATCATTGTGATTTACTTTATATCTAATAGCATTAAACGGGATTGTGTATTTTTCTACTTCCTTATAAAGTAAATTTTCTTTTTCACAAAGATGTTTAAAATATTTAATATTTGCTTCTAATTTTTCATTCATAATGTACTCACTTTCTCCGCTGATTAGCGGTATTAAATTTTGTTGTGGTTTATAAGGTCTTTCTTTCCTTTACCTTATGTATATATTATACCACTTTTCACTGTAACTGTCAATACTTTATCTGCCAAATGTGATTTATTTTTTCAATGTGAATATATGAAATATGCACAAACGGTGTGAGATAGAACAAGTAATTTCCATTTGTCAATATGTAATAGTGCATAAAGATTTAATGTTGAATTTGGGCATATTGTATAGTTGACGTTGGCAAATTGCATAAATGACGTGTCTGTGGATAACGTAAATACGTGGGCGCAATTTTTGATTATGGCAAATTGCACAAAGAGAGGGAATTTGTTAATTAAAAAAATTAACCAAAGGGGGGGAAACAGCAC